AGAAGAAACTTGAGCAACCCCACAGTCCAAACGACCCCAACTACGAAAAATGGTACATCCAGCACCTCATTGAAAGAACCAACGCAGAAAACACAAGCTCAGGAAGCTCTCCAAGCGAATTTGGTATCTAAAGAACAACACGAAACACTCACAGAATTTCAACATAAAGTAGATCAAGCAAAGATGAATGGAGACAAATGGGTTGAAACATCTCCAGCAATAATTAAATACTTCAATAGAAATGGCTTAGGAAAATCTAAGTACTTTGATTACCAAGGTCTTAGAATATGTGAATATGGCAAAAGTGAAGAACTCCAAGAGGATCTAGATACACAGCTTGGTAATCTTCTTTATGGAAAAGACGAAGCCAAAGTAAACCAAGTCACAGAAACAAAGCCAAAGGTGATAGCCTAATGAATGATTTTGTTTTCATGTTATTATGCTATCTGTTTCTGAGAGAGATAGCCTTCTTCTATCAGCTTAATAAGCTTTTAAACAAGCTCATGTCACGCAATTATAATGAATATGAGTATTCCAAAAATATTGCTAAGACGATGAGTAACGGGGAAATGAAATTAAAGGAAGACACAGAATTACCGGAAGATTTGTCTCCTATTCAAGGTTTTGGGGGAATGAATTAAAAAATGGCTGATTCATATGAACGAGAATATCTTATTTGCTATTTAGATCCCGATGGAAGATGGACTTATTCTGCTTTAAAATCTGACTTCAAAGCAATAGCATTTAGGGATTACGGCTCATATTTAATACCATGCGAATTTTTTGATTAACGTAGTACAAGAGAGGACTAAGTAAAGTAACCCAGGATGGGATTATTAGACTTATTTGCAGGTGGTGAACCAAATAGTTTGATGGATGATGAAGATTCATCCGAAATGGAAACGGCAAACGATCAATCTGCCGATGATATCGCTTTGGTTCAACACATCAGACAAAAGCTAGAAGAATCTAGATCAAGCGCAAACCGGATAGCCCACGAAGGCATATGGATGACCAATATTGCCTATTGCCTTGGCTATGATGGCCTCATGTACAATACAACCTCTCGCCAATTCCAACCTATCAATCGTGCGAGTGCTTATCTTAGAAAAAATAGAATCCATGCTAATAAGATTCTTCCCACCGTTCAAAACCGATTAGCTAGACTCTCTCAAAACCCACCTGAATATGACGTTGCTCCTGAGACAAATGATCAAGAGGATAAGGACGCTGCAAGGCTATCTCTTCAAGTCCTAGACGCATTAGTTGATCAATGTGAAGTGAATAAGAAACGACTATTCCTATATATGTGGGTCCAGCAATGTGGACACGCATATGTGAGAGTAAGCTGGGATCCCACAATGGGAGAACCCATGCTTATGGATGATGGGACAGTAGAATATCAAGGAGATGTAAGAGTTGATGTTGAATCTCCTTTCTCCGTATTTCCAGACCCGTATGCAAAGACCGATGATGATGCTGAATATCTCATTGTTGCCAAAGTAAGACCCCTTGATTATTTCAAACGCTATCCAAGAGGTCATCTCGTTAAAGAAGAATCAGCATGGCTATTATCCGCTCAATATGAACAACGAATTAACTCTTTGAATTCCAGGGGCCCTTCTCAAGGCGGGATGGCTGAAAGCCTAAGAAACTCTGCCATTGAAATGGTCAAATATGAAAAGAGATCTTCTAAATATCCAAATGGCAGGATGATCATCGCTGCAAATGGGATATTGCTAGACAATAAAGAATTGCCTGTTGGTGAAATTCCAATCGCAAAGTTCGACGATACGATTGTCGCTGGAAAGTACTATTCAGAGACACCAGTTACTCATGCGCGTCCTATTCAAGATCAATATAATGAGACATTGAGACGTAGGGCTGAATGGACCAGAAGACTTCTAGCAGGGAAATATAAGGCTCCAAGGGGTTCAGGAATAGCTCAAGAATCCATGAACGACGAGTCTGGGGAACTGCTTTATTATAACGTAGTTCCTAATGCTCCATCTAATATTGAACCTCTTAATATTCCCAATATTCCTGAATATGCTTATAAAGAAGAAGATCGCCTGGATAACCTCATTAACTATATTTTTGGTATTTCTGATGTTTCTAGAGGTGTGCTGCCATCTGCTTCAATCCCTGCCATCGGTGCTCAATTATTACAAGAGCAAGACCAGACACGACTTAGTGTTGTAACTGAACTTCACGAAAGATCTTGGTCCAAAGTCTTTAGGCTCATGCTCAAATATGCTGAGAAGTTTTGGATTATTGATCGAAAGCTTAAGATTGCTGGCAAGAGTAGAGAATATATCATTCGAGAAATTAATGGCCGGATGCTTAGAGGTAATACTGACGTAAGAGTCAGAAGAGGATCTACTCAACCCAATAGTAAAACTCTGAAGCGTCAAGATATTGTCAATGTCATGTCTTTAGGTCTCCTCGGGGATCCCCATGATCCTAATGTCGCCAATAAAATTCTACCAATGCTTGAGTTCGGTGAATCCCAAGATATTTGGCTAGATTATGCAATCGATATGGCCCAGATCAAACGGGGCATGGATGCCATGGAGCGCGGGGAATTAGTTGAAGTAGACGAGAAGGATAACAATGTCCTATGGTGTCAAGAGCTCAACCGTTTCAGAAAAGGGGATAAGTATGCAAAGCTTTCTCCTGAAGTTAAACAGCTTTTTGATGCTAATTTGGCTGATAGAATTAATGTTCTAATGCCTCCAGGGCCTCATAATACTCCAATGCCAAATCTTCCTCCAGTTCCTCCTCCACCACTTGGAGCAGGAGGAGAAGCATTTGCGAATCTTCCACCAGGAACTAAATCAACGGGGCTTGCAGAAAAACTACAAGCGATGAATAATAAAACAAACGCAGCACCAAATGCACCAATTCCAGGGGGTAATCAATAATGGGATCATCAGAATCATTGGCTAAAGCTTTAGCAATGCGAAGAGGTAAAGGATTAGATCCCTCAATGATGCGCGGTGGGGATGAGCTTTCAGGAATTACCTCTGCAATGGAACAACAAGCTGAAAAACCAGGACCCGATGAACCAAACCCAAATTTAAAACCTCCGGTAGGAGCCACCGCATCTGGTTCTGAGCATTCTCATGATGATCAACACATGAAAGTCATGAATGAGATTAGGGATCACGTCTCTGACAATGGTTCTGAAGAGGATTATGATTCCAATAAAGACATGAAGCCTAGAAGCTTAGGCGAAAGAGCTAAAATGATGGCTCTCAAAGAAAAATACGGGAAATAATCGATGAGTGAAGATTTAAATTTAGAAAATTCTGCATCAACACCAGAAACATCTGGAACAGATGCATCTAATTTTACCAATACGACAACCGAAGCACAACCCGCTATCGACTCCAATACTGGAAAACCGATAGATATTGATGCTCCGGATCGTTATCGGTATCAAGGCCGGTCCATTAAAGAATGGGAATCCGGCTACATGAGGCAACAGGATTATACCTCAAAGACCCAGGCGATAGCTCAGGAACGAAAATACATCGACAACCTAGCTGTTGATTTGGATCGAGTGCGGTCAAATCCTACGCTTGCAGAACAATTTCGCAGCATTTATCCAGAAAAATACCATGCGTATTTGAGATATGTGCTCAGTGAAAACTCTGCCAACAATCCTCAAACCCAAAGTAGTTATCAGCAACAGCAAAGGCAATTTGCGCAATTGGATCCTGGCGTTGAGATGCGAATCAATAATCTCGAAAGGACAATCCGCGATAAGGAAGTCGCGGCCATTTCTGCTGAACTCGATAATAAATTTCGAACACTCAGCGAAAAATATCCTTTTGCAGATGAAGAAGCAGTCATCGCTAGAGCTCAAGCTCTGTTGAACAAAATGAAAGAGATGAACCCAGGAAACCCCGATATTAGAATATCGGACAAACAATGGGACGCACTCTGGAAAAGCCAACATGAGCGCTCATATGGCCTCTCTGATGCGAGATATAAAAAACAGGTACAATCCCAAATCAATGCATCTAAAAAGGGATCTGACATGGGACAAGGTGGGGGAATTCCTGGTCAATCTCCAAGGCAATTCAAAACCATCAAAGAAGCCACAAGTCAGGCCCTTGCGGATATTGAAGCGGGAACATTTTAAAACCCAAGGAAAGGCGCAAAGCCTCAATTAGAGGGCGCTTTCACAAGAGGTGAAAGCATAAACGCCAGGGAGAGGAAAAATGGCAAATCAATTTGCGACCGTTACAAACGCGCTCGCGATTCTAAAGAACTACTACGCTGGACCGATCGTCAGTCAATTCAACGACGATCTTCCTTTGTATCGTGGTGCTGAAAAAGGCAAAGAAAAATGGAATGGGCAGCAGGTAATTAGACCTGTAAAAACCCGACGTAATCAAGGGATTGGCGCTACCTCAGATGGCGGAACTCTTCCTAAGATCGGTCAACAGACCACGGTTCAGGCCATCATTGCTGCCAAATACAATTATCTCCGGTTCGGTTTAACTGGACCTCTGATTAAATCGTCCCAAGGAGATAAAGGGGCGTTCGTTACGGCCATGGAATTTGAAATGACCGAAGGCCTCAATGACCTGAAATGGGATGTTAATCGTCAAACTGCATGGAATGGTAACGGACGCCTAGCTACAGTATCTGCAAATGCGATTGCCTCTAATACGGTT